GCAAGGATTGATGAAATAATAACAGGCGGATCCACAGTAATACTATTAAAAAAATATATTAAAACAACGCTTGCGAGTATTATTGCGCCCACCAAAATAGATCCTGAGATCCATCGTGCAGCAGCATCTATAGCAGAATCTGCACCAGCATCTGCACCAGCATCTGCACCAGCATCTGCACCAGCATCTGCACCAGCTTCTCTATTCTTAGTTTTGGGATTTTTAAATATATAGATAGCATAAGCGATCTGTACACAGGACAATACAAAAATGGCTGCGAAAATATACACCCGCGTTTTCTCATTTTGCAACTCATAATGTTTAATATATTTATCCAAATCATAATTTGAGAGAATAAAAAATACAACAGATCCAATCAATAAAAATAATACCCTTAGTGATAATATGATCTTTCCCTGTAGAAATACAGCATCAAAACCCAAAAATATCAGATATAATGCTATATTGTTAAGGGCTAACCACGTAAGCTTCCAGCCTTTTTTCCCAGTCGTAGTTAGAAATGAATATCCTCCAGTACGAAATATAACTAAGATAATTATAAATAATACAAAGTAATATGTTTTATCTTTTGACATAATATTTTGAATCTTTTTAATATTTTCATTATTTTTAACGTCCATAATTATAATTATTATACATATTTATTTTAGTAGTTTATTTTTAAAATTTATGATAGAAATTGTAAGTAACCATATAACTATTAATACCCAATTTAACTTGAACTTTCTATGACCTTCTTCATCTTCTTCTATCATATAATATTGTGAAATTAATATTATTGAAGCTAAAACCGTTGACAATGCTATAATTGTATTTTTAGATAAATTAAGTAACAACAAACAACTTATGAATAATAAATATGTAATTGTATATAAATATGGACCAGAACCACCGAAAATATTTAATATAATTGGCGACAAAAAAGCCATTATTGCTATAAATCCCACTATAAATCCCCATGTTTTTTTTACTAAATCTGATGTACCATTCGATGTAGTATTAGATATATCTATTATATTATAATACCTATAATTATCTAATGATTTATAATCAGCAAATATTATATTTAATAAAATGAATATTCCAAATGTAGGAATTATATAAATCATAATATAATTTTCAAAATATGTATCACATAATAAATCTTTTCGATCACTTTTATTTTCTTCACATAAATTATAATATCTCACTATAGCATATATAAATAATAAAATAATAAATATTTTTAAAAATATTATATCTTTATATAAATATGAAATTATTGATGCAATAGCCAAAATTGAAATCCATATTAAATAAGATAAGAAAACATTATCTATTTTATATATTGTAGTAAGAATATTTAAGGTAAAAAGGCAAACTAAACCTATATATACTCGTAAAATAATATTATAATTAGAGAATGATTTTATATACAATGTTAATATAAATATAAATAAAATATTCAATATTTTAAAAATGGGTGATGGATTAGCTATAAAATAAAAAAAGGAATCAGAAGGAGGAGGAGGAGGAGGAGGATCGTCAGTAGGGGTGGGGCATTGATCTGTTGATCTTGAACGAACCACTAATATTAAAATGATAGGTAAAACTATATAAAAAAATATTTCATCATTTACAATTGATCCAACATAACGCCAGCCGCGTGTTTGAAAGAATGTAATGTGTTTTGGTACTACAAATAAAATTATAAAACCAATAACAGATAGTAAACTTAATACCACATTATATGTATTTTGTAATTTTTTATCTTTAATGATATTTATTATATATTTAATACTAAGTAAAATAGCGAGCAATAATATATGTAATCCAGAGTAAAATACATTATAAAAATTAGACCAGTATTTTAACATCATATAAATAAAAATAAATATGGTAATACATACTAAAAATGAATAGATGATTGATTGATATCCACTGGAATAAAGGTCTAAATTATCAATAAACATAATCTCTTCTTTACCGTCAAAAAAAGGATGCAATGCTTTAATGCATTGTTCAGTCTGTGAAGAGCAAATGCGGGGATTAAACAACCACAAAGGGATAAGTAGGATGAATAACACGCCCGCAAATGCAAAGTATATATTTATAGGTGTTAAAATATCATTATTTATTTCTTTGTAACCTTCTTGATTTATTATAGAACTTATAAATATTAATATCATGATAATCCATGATATATCTATAATATTTATTTCATAACATTCTTTATTTCTATTTTCGCAGTCACATTTATCTGCATCATTATAATTAAATCGAAAAACAGATATAATAATATATATAAAATATAGTAATAATATTAGCTTAATTATATTACTATATTTTGAACTATTTTTATTATTATATACAAAAACAAACAATAAGAAATATACACAAATAGTAATATATTTAAATACAGCTACATTATCTATTTTAAGTTTTAAAAAGTCAAAAAGTAAAGTAATGGGGTCTACATTAATTATTGGGTCACTTTTAGACATATATATTATTCAAACATTTAAAAACATATTATTTATAATATATTTTCTAATTAATATTATAATGCCTGGTACTATGAGAAGAGAGAGATTTTCTAATAGAAAGAAGAGAAGAAATACCGGAAAAAGAGCCGGTAAACGAGTAAATAAGAGAAGTTCATATAAAAGAAAAATGACAAATAAAAGGAAAGGATCATATAAAAGGAGATCTCAAAGGGGTGGCTCTTTTACACATTTTAAAGGCGGTATAGGCGGACAAGGGGGGGCATATACTGGGGTACAGACCATGTGGGAGCAGGATGAAGAAAATAAATCTGATGAAACAAAACGACGAAACAGGGCGAAACATGCTGTACAATCAAAAAATGCAGCAAAAGCCCGTAAGGCAAACAGAGAGGGGGGGGCTCTAAAAGTCCAGAATAAGGGAAATACTAAAAAATCGAGGTGGCCGCTTAGGAAGTGATGCGACCGAGTTATGATGGGTTGAATAGATGCACTTACACTGCAATTAAACATAGAATAATGATATAAAGATAATACACAATAATATAATATAATAAAGATGGAAAAGAAACCAAATACAAGTGTTTCTAAAAATGGTTATAAAATAAAAAAATCATCTTTAGAAACAAAAGAATTACAAGAAATAAAGAAAGATTTAACAGTCAATCCATATGTGGTTGGTGATTTCGGAAATGGGAATGAAAAGAAGTTTTCTGTATATATGGAAAGTCCTAATAGTATCTATGTTCCTAAATTTTATGGATATAAAAAATTGGGCATTCCAATTAAAAATAATTTGAATGATGGTATATCAGTAAATATACCATTTAATGGTTCATTAAGAGATGAACAAATACCAATAGTTGATCTCTATATGAAATCTGCAAAAAATACAGGTGGTGGTATTATTTCTTTGAAATGTGGTGGAGGAAAAACAGTATTAGCATTAAATATAATATCTGTATTAAGTCAAAAAACAATTGTTGTTGTCCACAAAGATTTTTTAATGACACAATGGAGGGAAAGGATAATGCAATTCTTACCAACAGCCAGAATTGGTAAGATTCAACAAAATACGGTTGATATTGAAGATAAAGATATAGTATTGGCGATGGTTCAAAGTTTATCAATGAAAGAATATTCAGAAGAAATATTTAAAGGATTTGGATTAGCAGTATTTGATGAATGTCATCATTTGGGTGCGGAAATATTTTCAAAATCTATGAGAAAAGTTGCATCTAAATATATGTTAGGATTAAGTGCTACACCAAATCGTAAAGATGGTTTAAGAAAAGTATTTGAATGGTATATTGGTAATATGGTATATCAAACAAAAGAAAAAAATACAGATCATATTGAAGTAAATATATTAGAATATATGAATGAAACAGATAAAAAATATTCTAAACAAGAATTACTTTATAATGGTAAAATATGTTTACCAAAAATGATTAATAATATTTGTTCATGTGATGATAGAAACTTAATGATTCATAAAAAAATAGAAGAATTATATAAAGAAGGTAGAAAAATTATTATATTAAGTGATCGTAGAGATTTTTTAAATGAAACACTTAATTATTGTAATAAAAATATTGCATCAGCTGGATTATATGTTGGAGGTATGAAACCATTTGAACTTAAAGAATCTGAATCAAAATCAATTATTTTAGGAACATATTCCATGGCATCAGAGGGAATGGATATTCCTAAATTAAATACAATAATCTTATCATCGCCTAAAAGTGATGTTGTGCAATCTGTTGGAAGAATATTAAGAGAAAAAGCCGAAAATAGAAAGTTTCATCCATTAGTAATTGATATTAAAGATATTCATCCAAATCTAAATGTATTTAATAAACAATATGAAAAAAGATTACAGTTTTATAAAAAATCAAATTATGAAATATTTACCATAGATTTAGATGGAAATAAAAATATTATTGAAAATAAAAAAGTTAAAAAGCCTTATAAAATAAATCATTGCTTATTATCCGATGATTGAAAATTTTTCTTTGGAAAAAGCTTAAAATTATATTGGTTTTCTGTTAGCAATGGTCCATTATTAATTCCTCGTACATCTACACATGAAGATTTTCCATCGTTCATTGTCAAGATATTAAATGATACGTATTCACCGGGAAATAGCTTCTTAAAATGATCTCCAGAAACAGTGATTCCATCATAATGAACAAAATGACTATTATCTGAATTAATATCGTTAATAAATCCATACCCTTTTTGAGGACTAAACCATTCTACTCTACCAGTAAATCTGTCTGAACTCATAGTACTTTGGTTCTCTTCGGTCATAATAATATTATATTATCTTAAAATCTTTATATAGTTTATGTTAATTCAATTGATATGTATTGTAATTATATTTATTATGATCAAAAATATATATGAATTATATGATTATAATCCAAATGCTACATTAATAGAAATACATAAAGATAATAATACTAATATAAATCAACATTATAAAACTAAAAATATATTATTAATTCATAATATTATACCTAAAATATCAAAATTGAATGATTTATCATTTTCATCAATAAATAAAAATAATCCAGGATATATTATTAATGACAAAAATAAATATATATCATTTGAAAATATTTTAAATAAACAAATTAATATTGTAAACAATAAAAATATAGTTAAAGATCTTCAAATTCAAAATGAACTCAAAAAAATATATACACAGATATCTCCAGAATATTCTTGCAATTTTCAATCATATATATCATTATTTAATGGTGGATTTAATACTTCATCTATTTTGATGAATAAACATAATTTATCAGTTATAGGGCAAATTGAAGGAAATACAACTATTTATTTAATTAATCCGAAACATAAAAATAGTAAATATTTCAAAAAAGATGAAATGAAAAAAATAAGTATGAAAATAGAATTAAAAAGAGGTAAGTTATTAATAATACCACCCGGATGGTATTATTTTTATGAAATAAACTCTAAAAATATATCCTTCACTTTTGAAATGGATAATTATTTCACATATATATTTAATCTTTTAAGATAAAATACTTAAATAATTTTCAATATATTTTATATAATGAATAATGAATATCAGTTTAATAATAAATGGAATGTATGGTATCATTCCATTAATGATAATAGATGGACTAATGATAGTTATACTAATGTCTTTAATATATCAAACTTATATGATTTTAAAGCATTTAAATCAGTAATAAATAATAAAATATTACATAAATGTATGTTTTTTATAATGAAAGATAATATTTTCCCAACATGGGAAGATGAAAATAATAAAAACGGTTGTTGTGTTTCTTATAAAATCTCTAATAAAATATTATATAGAGATTTTTATAATATATTATCAAATATTTTAATTGGTAATATTATGAAAAATAAAGATAATGAAAATATAGTTAACGGTATTTCTATTTCACCTAAAAAAGAGTTTAATATTATTAAAATTTGGTTTAAAAAATCTATTAATATTTATGATATATGTGAAATAAAACCATCATTTATTCATTCTAAATGTATTTTAAAGTCAAATAATTAGTTACAAGATTAAAAATATGAATATAGATAAAATTATTGTTAATAAATTATCTATATGAAAACTTTTATTTCTAAAAGTTATTTCTGATAATTTTTCTGATGTATATGATCCATCCAATTCTTTAATAAGTTTATATACTAAAATACCACAAATTATTAATAAAATTATAATTCCCATAATTACATTCAATAATGTATGATAATTTGTATTTATTTTACTAACCTCGTTTTCACTCCAATGATTTTCATTATGATTGTATTTTTTAGCAATATAAAAATGATATAAACAAATTAAAACTGTAAAAGTCATTGAAGGTAAAAATGGTATAATATATATATTAAATATAGAGTCTGGAGAAGATAATGAATCTAATAAATAATAGCAACTATAAATAAAAGAATATATTAAAAATATTTGAAAAAATCTTTGAACTCCTTGTGCCAAATCACTATAATATACAAATGCAATAGATAATATTATTGTTGTAAGAACTGTTCCTAAATGGACCTTCAAAAAACGGTCTAATATATCTTTATATGTCCAATTATAAGCATCTGCATTTAAAAATGATATTTTACTTAATATAGAAAATAATACATTTGGAATTAATAAAATAATGTTGACAGCTAAAAGTAGCAACCACCGTGACAATGATTTTTGATAAATCATAATAAATATATAATATATATAATATAAATATTATGTCTGAAAATAATCAAAATGATAAAAATAATCAAAATGATAAAAATGATAAAAATGATCAAAATGATCAAAATGATAAAAATGATAAAAATGATCAAAATGATCAAAATAATCAAAATGATCAAAATAATCAACAGACTGTTACAGATGAACAAAGTATAAATAGTAATGATTCTTTATCAAGTAAAGTAAATAAATCTCTAATTAAAATGAATAGTAGAGAATCAAGTGGTAGCTCTACAAATGATGATGAAAAGGAGGATATAATGCCATCTCCAAATAAATCGGATAAAACTGATAAATATAAACATAGTAATGTAATAAATCTTCGTGATGTTGAACTAGATGAAGATTTGATTGATGGTATTCATAGTGTAATTAATGGTTCTGATAGATTATATAATGATGAGTTTATCGATAATGACAGTGAATATATTACAGAAGATGATAATAAAGATAGTTATGATAGTCAATATACAAAAGATTGTCCCAAATGTAAATCAGATAAAATAAAAGAAGCTTGGACAAGAGAGAAACAACATAGTTTTTTAAAGATGTTATGGAGACTTAAATATTTTAGAATAGTTAGTCATTTTTATCTTGAAAATCTTAAAAGTAGGGAAGAAAGATGGAGTTGGTCTATTGTAGTTTTATCTTCATTTACATCAGGGATTACAGTTTTGAATAATATAGAAAGTGAAGATATTGATCATTATAGAACATTAATAAAAGGTATCTTAACATTTATATCAATGATGACATCATTAATTGCGGCTTGGATAAAAAAACAAAAATTTGTGGAAAAAATAAATGAAATTGATAAATATTTAGTTGAAGTAAATCGAATATGTGAAGAAATTGACCTTCAATTTGCTCTAACTAAAAATGACAGATTGCCCTATAATACATTTAAACAGAGATATTTACCGGCAATTACAGAGTTTTCTAAATTACCAGTGATACCACCAGATGAATGGAAAAGATGCATTAAAGAAATAACTATGAATTATCCAGAACTTATTGAACCGGATAATAGAGAAGAAAATAAATTATGGCCATGGTTTGGAGATTATTGTTTAAAGCAAGATTTAGATGGTAAAGTTTATAGAATAAGAAAGCCGACTTTATTTATGAAATATATGTTGAGAAAAAATCATAAATGTTATTGTATTGAAAATTGTTTTAAAAAGTTATTTTACAAAAATTATCATGATGATGATCCATTAACTATATTTCCAAATTATAATAAAATCAATAGTAAAAAGAAAAAGTTTAATAAAAGTACTATAACTGATATAAATTATATTTAAAAATATATCTTCTATTATTATTATGAATGAAACTATGTTGAAAGAAATACCACCGAATGAATTAGAAACATTCAAAATAAATGTAACACAGTGGTTAGAGCTTGATAAACAAATAGAAGAAATAAATGCTAAAATGAAAGAATTAAAAAAAAGAAAAAATAAAGAAGTTGAACCGCAAATGACATCATTTATGGTTAAATATAATATTAAAGATTTAAATACTAATACCGGAAAATTAAAATGTAATGAAATGAAAACCAAAAAAGCGATCAATAAAACTAATCTCATAGAAAATTTGTCCAAAGTTCTTGAAGATCAGCAAAAATTACAAGAAGCCGTCGATTTAGTATTTACAAATAGAGAAGTAAATACTAAATATAAAATTGTCAAAGGTAAAAGATAAGATCTATTTTAATATCTTTTGAATAATATTTATTAATGTTTTTTTTCGAATCTTCTTATTATAAAAATAATTATATGTATTTAAATGTATATTTATTAATTCTATAATTTTATTATAATCATAAGTATGAATAATATTATCTATATCTTTATCAAAATTAACTATTTTATCTATTAAAATAATTTCATTATTACTATTTTTATTAAAAATATAATATTTATCATATTTATTTTTATGATGAATATAATGTATTGAAAAACTTAAATATTTATTATATTCAATTTCATTCTGATTTTTATAAATATTTAAATAATATTGAGATATATAAATACCAAAATATACTATATAATTTAATAAAAACTTTTCTTTAATACAATAATATTCAAAATAATCACATAAATATATATTTTCATAAATATTTAAAACTATTTGAGAATAATCCGCCCATTTTTCATCTATTATTCTATGAATATTATCTACTATATTTAAATAAGTTGTATTATAAATATTTATATATTTAATATATAAATTATCAAATGATAAAATATTTTCACCAATATTTTCATTTTTAACCTTAGATATATATTCTTTATTAAATCTCAATTCCGATATAATTTTTGATAAATCTTTATTATTTTCTTTAATTAATTTATAAATATTTCCTTGATAGTTTTTAATATTATTATTTAATATTTGTTTACAAACATTTATTTTATGATCTAATATTAATATATTTATATTTTCATTTTTAATTTTTCTTATATCATACTCATTATTTATACAAATAATAATTTTACAATCAAAATTATTATTAGATTTAAGTATATTTACTATGATATTATGATTCTTTTTATCATTCGATTTATATATATGTAAATCATCAATAAATAGACCTTTTTTACAATTTTTATTTATCATAATGAAAATATTTTTTGTGAATATAGTTTTTTTAATCTTTTCTGAAATATCTGGATCCTTTAAATTACTTGTATCAATTTGCTCATAATTGATATTATAGTGATTAAATATAGATTTTACTAAATATGTTTTACCAATACCTTTATTACCCTTTATAAACAAAATATTTTTTGAATTATACCAATTATCTATTATTTTAATAGATTCTTTTGTTAAATAGTCCATAATATTAATAGTTTTAAATCTTTATATTAAATTAGAAATATCATATGTAAAGTTTTGTTTATTTTCATATCTTGGTAAATCTAATGGTGTGGGTAATTTTGTTAGATCATTTACATATGATATTTGTTGCATAACTTTTGAAGATATATCATTCACTGAATATTCAACAACCATTCCATTTAATTTTCGAATATCATCTAAATAATTTGTTGTGCGAAAATTTCCATATTGTAAAATTATAGATCTCATAATAATATAAATATCATTTTCAGATTGATATGAAATCACTTTATTTGTTTGTTTATATACATAATATCTGATCATATCTTGAAGTGCTTTAATATTTTCAGGAGAAAAAAATAGAATATTTAATCCAGATTGTTCTACAATTCCTTTTATTGATGTATTTTGATTATCATTACGAATTATATATTCTTCTTTAGTATCAATATCTAAGCCACCAATAGTTAAATCAGGCATTCTTCCATTATTAATTTCAGATATAACTGAATCCATTGTTTGAGATTCAAATGTATTTCCTAATCCGGGAGTTCCATCTCCCGGAGCATCTCGATCAGGATTATCTATTTGACTTCTATTTACAGTTGGGGGATCTATACTATCACCTTGAATATTAGGTAATAAAAAATTACCACCACCTATTCGTGGTTGTTTTAATACTTCATAGTCTCCATATTCTTTTCCATTCATTTCAAAATATCTCTGATCTATATCTTGTCCTATAGATGGATTTGGTCCATCTGATTTTAAAAATAAGTTAGACATATTATAACTAAATCATAGATATTAATTTACTTTATTTTGTAATAAATCTAACTCTTCTTTCCATATTTCTGAAATTGTTTTGTTTTTTAATGTGTTTATTTTATCTACTAATGCATCTTTTTCATTTGATAAACTTAAGATCTCTTCTTCAGTAAATGATGATATTGGCATCTTTATTAAATAATCATAATTTATCTTTTCACAATCTTCTAATTGTATAATCTTTTTATCATAACACGGATAATTCATTGATTTCAATTTATTAATAATTTCATCCTTCTTTTTCTTATAGATTATTATATTATCATCCATGATATCTTGAATAAATCTTATTTTTACAAGAACTAATTCTAATTTTTCATTATAATTTTTCAATTGATATTCTTTTCTTTTTTCATATAAATCATATCTTTCATTATAAAACTCATCCATAATATCATTTATTGTATCAAACTTTTGTACTGAACCCTTTGAATTAAACAAATGAATATTTGTTAAAGATAATCCCTTTGTATTTGTTAATTTCAATTTTTCTTCTAAATCATCTTTATTAGGATCTTCACTCCATTGACATGCATTTAATATATTCTTATCAATTTGAATCTCAAAATGAATATCTTTTTCAGATGAATTATTTTTATAATCTATAATAAATCTTGATTTATCATCTTTTTCTTTTGAATCAATTAAAGACTTTTCTAAATATCTTTTATAATCTTCAGTCCAAACACCTATAGGAAGTTCTGAAACTATAATCTTACCATTCGTAATTTTATAACAACCCTTTGACAAATATTTCTTTGAATTGATTTCTTTTATTTCGCCTTTAAAATCCCTGTACCATGGCTTCATATCTAAATATTCCTTACCATCTAACTTTCTTTTTATATTTTCAATTACATCATTTGGATTATATTTAGGAATTGATGTGCTAAATCCAGTCCCAATTCCAGTCATACCATTGATAAGAACTAAAGGTACAATTGGAACATAATATGTTGGTTCAATTCTCAAACCATCATCTTCCAAATAATCCAATAATGGAAGATCATCTGAAGGAAATAACAGAGGCACTATTTTATTTAATTCTGTATGAATATACCTCGAACTCGCCGAATCTTTACCTCCCATAATACGAGTTCCAAACTGTCCATTTGGCATCAATAAATTAATATTATTTGAACCCACAAAATCCTGAGCCATACCAATAATTGCTCCTTGCAATGATGCTTCACCATGATGATATGAAGAGTTTTCACTTACATATCCAGAAAGTTGAGCAACTTTTACTTCTGAATATAGATTTCTTTTCAAACAAGAATATAATATCTTCCTCTGACTTGGTTTAAGGCCATCATATACCGAACCAATTGACCTTTGAGTATCACTATTTGAAAAATGAATTAATTCTCTATGAATAAAGTCTTCAATTTTTATATTTTTTTCATCCTCTTTCACGATATTTTCTGGATCATATTTATATAACCATTCTTTACGATTATCTGCTTTATCTTTTTGAAATGCTAATTCCATTGATTCATTCGTATCTTTTGTATACAAATATTGATTCATTTTTAATTCTTTAAAATATTCTTGAGCCTCCTTTGAACTACTTGTTCCTAAACCCTTGTAATATTTAATATTCCACTTTGAAGAATTATTCTTTTCAGACCATTTTCTATAATCAGTCATATTATAAAACTTATGAGTTAGTTTACCCTTTGTTATCTTTATTATTGGTGTAATCATTGAGGTTATATAATTCATCTCAATTAATGATGGCCACATTGTATGAAACAAGTTTAATATTAATCCCTTAATATGAGATCCATCCTGATCCTGATCTGTCATTACCATAATTTTACCATATCTTAATGATTTTGTATTAGTATACTTCTTATTTGTTTCTAATCCTATAATCTTTTTAAGATTTGTAATTTCATCATTATTTGATATCTGTTTTAAAGGTGTATCTTTTACATTCATAACTTTACCCTTCAATGGAAATACACCATAATAATCACGACCAATTACAGATAAACCAGATATCGCCATCGATTTAGCTGAATCTCCTTCTGTTAATATTAATGTACAATTATCTGATTTCTTTGTTCCTGCAAAATTAGCATCATCTAATTTTGGAATATCTCTAATTTTTGATTTCTTTGAACCATCTGTTTTCTTACTTTGTTTAGCCTGTTTAAACTCCGTAAATGATACAACTTTTTCAACAATTTCACTATTATCTATAATCTTTTTAATAAGTTTATCCGATAACACCGGTTTTGATCCAAATTTATTTGGAGATGTAATTAATCTTTCTTTACATTGACTTTCAAATGATGGATCTTCTATCACACTATTAATAAAGATCTTCAAGTAATTTCTAATATAATTTTCCGGAATATCTCCATGTTTTTTCTGCAAATATTTACTTATACCACTTGTTATCTGCTTTACAATCACATCTACATGTTTACCTCCTTTAGATGTAAATATACCATTTACAAATGAATAATGTTCCAATTTATCTGTATTACTTACTGATATACATATTTCCCAACGATCATGTATCTTTTCATAAATATGCTTCTCATCTTTATTCAAATATAAACCACAATATTTATCAAATGATTTAATATTCAATTTTTTACCATTTAAACTCACATTCAAACTTCTATCTGTTATACCAGCAATATCATAAACTCTCCTTTCTGCAAGTTGAATCAAATCATCAGTATATTTATCTATTCCAAAACGATTAAAATCTATTTTCCATGAAACTCTTGTATAAGGTTTGCATTTAACTTTTGTAATTTTAGGTTCACTTTTTATACTCATATTTTTAGAATACTCTTGAACATATTTTAAACCTCTTACATGATCAACTGTTTCTATCTTAAACCAAGTTGAAAAGATATTCACTAATTTAGCACCGAATCCATTCTTACCACCGGTAATTTTACCACTTTTATTATAATTTTTTGATGTCAATAAATGACCCATAATCATATCAGGTATCCATAAATATTCACCATTTTTATCTTTTTCTGTCGGATGTCTTGCCACATCAATACCATTTCCATTATTATATACACTATATATTTCTTTTTCACTATCATAATCTACTTTAATATCAGTAACAGGAATTACATTTTTATCTTTTTTAAGAATACATTCATCAAGACGAACTTTTTGATCACGACAATTTACTAATATTTCATCCAATAATTTTTGTAATGCGGGAACTGTATTACATGTTTTTACTACAATTTTATCATCTTTAAATAATGGCAAACTTTCTTCTATTTCTTGAGAACCACCTATAAATGTATCTGATTCTTCTAATATTTGTTCCAAAAGTGTTCTTATGGAATATTTCTCCAGTTCACTCATATTTTGTATTATCTTCTAATATAATTTTTAAATATCTCAATCAAATTTTATATTTGGTTCCCATCTTTGAAATGATTTATTATATTTATATTCTAATATAATTTCTGATTTATCTGAAAATAATTCTTCCATTTTCTTACTTGTCTTTATATTCGGAATATAAGAATAACCTATTGGAATATTACTATCATTATCCATTTTATATATTTCATATATTTCAGGTTTGTTTGTTTTTATTGTTAATAATTTTTCCAACTTTTCCAATTTTTTATTAATATTATTATCAAATAAAATTAGCATTTTAGAATATGTCGGTTTTATAGGAATAAAATATAATCCCCTAACATTATAAGGAAGCTTCTTTGAAAAAACATCCAATACATAATTAATATCTTTATAATCAAAATATCTCTTTACTTCTATTTTACATAAATTATTTCTATCTTTATTATAATCATTTTCAAGCAACTTTGATATAATGTTCATTCTATCAATAATTGTATCATTACATTTCTTACCCTTATAATTATAAATATCACATATTAATAATGTCCATGTTTTATCATTATTTCTTATTAATTCTGTCTCAAATAAACAACCAGAATATA